CGAAACTGCGATGAAAATATTTCAAGCAGTCCGGGATTACCAGCCAGTATCTGTAGGCATTGAGCGTGGCATTGCAAAGCAAGCAGTAATGTCACCGTTAATGGATCTTCAGAGGAAGTATGGTAAGTACTTTAGGGTAGAAGAACTGACGCACGGTAATAAGAAGAAGACAGACCGTATTATGTGGGCGTTGCAAGGGCGCTTTGAGAACGGTGTAATAAGCTTGAACAAGGGGGAGTGGAACGCTAGGTTTCTAGATCAACTCTTCCAGTTCCCAGATCCGCTAACACACGATGACTTAGTGGATTCTTTGGCTTACATAGATCAATTAGCGACTGTCCCGTATGGGATACATGAGTTCGTAGAAGACGAGCTTGAAATCTTAGACATTGTAGCGGGATACTAATTATGGAAGACAACATATACAGCCCTGACCCTTTACTCATTCAAGAATCTTTAGAAGACTGGGTAATGAACAAGTGCGAAGACTGGCGCGACAACTATCAGTCTAACTACGAAGAAAAGTTTGACGAGTATTACAGACTGTGGCGTGGCATCTGGGATCCAGCAGACACTGAGCGCAAGTCAGAACGTTCACGCATAATCAGTCCTGCCTTGCAGCAAGCTGTAGAGTCTAATGTTGCTGAGATGGAAGAGGCTACGTTTGGTCGTGGTAAGTGGTTTGACATTTCAGACGACACGAACGACAAAGAATCTCAGGATGTTCTCTATCTGCGTAACAAGCTTACCGAAGACTTTGAAAACACCAAAGTGCGTAAGGCTGTTGCGGAGTGTCTTATCAACGCTGCCGTGTTTGGTACAGGTGTTGGCGAGATCGTTATTGAAGAGATAAAAGAAATGGCTCCAGCCACCCAGCCGATCATGGATGGGCAGCTTCAGGCAGTGGGTGTTAACATTACAGATCGTGTAGTCGTTAAGCTTAAGCCTGTCATGCCGCAGAACTTCCTGATCGATCCTGTAGCAACGTCCATTGAGGACGCTATGGGCGTCGCTGTGGACGAGTTTGTTGGAAGTCACCACGTAGAGCAGTTACAAGAGAACGGCGTCTACAGGGACGTATACGTAGGCACAGCGGCTTCTGACACAGAGCTTGAGCCTGACCAAGACATCACAGTCTACAGTGACGACAAAGTTCGACTAACAAAGTACTATGGTCTTGTTCCTAAGCACATGTTAGAAGAAGCTACCGACGAGAAAATCGAAGGTGACGCAGGATACGTAGAGGCAGTTGTTGTTATTGCTAACGGCGGTGTCCTATTAAAAGCTGAAGCAAACCCCTACATGATGCAAGACAGACCCGTAGTGGCGTTTCCGTGGGACGTAGTACCTTCTATGTTCTGGGGTCGTGGCGTGTGTGAGAAAGGTTACAACAGCCAGAAGGCTCTCGATACTGAGCTACGTGCGCGTATTGACGCCTTGAGCTTGACGATACATCCAATGCTTGCCATTGATGCTACTAAGTTTCCACGCGGGGCAAAGCCTGAGATACGTCCCGGCAAAACAATTCTGACTAATGGAGATCCTCGTGAAGTCTTACAGCCGTTCAACTTTGGTCAAGTGGGCCAGATCACGTTCGCCCAAGCAGCCTCTCTTCAACAAATGGTACAACAAGCTACTGGAGCAGTTGATTCAGCGGGACTCGCTGGCAACGTTAATGGTGAAGCTACTGCCGCTGGCATTTCTATGTCTCTCGGTGCTATCATTAAACGCCATAAACGCACCCTAATAAATTTCCAGCAGTCATTCCTGATTCCGTTTGTTAAGAAGGCTGCGTATCGTTACATGCAGTTTGACCCTGAGAACTACCCCGTGAAGGATTACAAGTTCAACGCAACCTCTACGCTGGGCATCATTGCTCGTGAGTATGAGGTCACACAGCTTGTTCAGTTGTTGCAGACCATGAAGCAGGATAGTCCAATCTATCCAGTCCTCATCCAAAGCATCATCGACAACATGAACTTGTCTAACCGCGAAGAACTTATCGGAGCTATGCAGCAAGCTAGTCAGCCCAACCCAGAAGCACAACAGGCGGCACAGCAAGCACAACAAGCACAGCTTGCGTTACAGCAGTCGCAGACGGCAGCACTGTCAGCACAGGCACAAGAGTCGCAGGCACGAGCACAGAAGTACTCTGTCGAAGCGCAGCTTGAGCCGCAAGAAGTTGAGATCAAACGCATTGAGGCTATTACACGTAACCTTCAAGCGGGTGATCAAGACGACAAAGAGTTTGAGCGTCGCCTGAAGGTCGCACAAGCAATCACTAAAGACAAAGAAGCAGAGGCCAAGATAAATGTTAATGACCCAGCAAGACCTCAAGAACCTAATCAGCCAAGTCAACGACGCGTTCAAAGGCCAGTTCAACCGCCTGTCGAACCTAGAAGAGAAGGTAGCCCGTTTGGAGGAGAGCCTCAATGAGCAAAGCAAAGGATCCACGCCTAGCAAGGGCAGGAGTCGCAGGATTCAACAAACCGAAGAGAACGCCTAGCCACCCAACAAAGTCTCACGTAGTTGTAGCCAAGGAAGGCGACAAGGTTAAGACGATACGTTTTGGACAACAGGGAGTCTCAGGCGATAAAAAGCCTACGGCTCGTCAAAAGTCATTCAAAGCACGACACGCAAAAAACATAGCCAAAGGCAAAATGTCTGCGGCATACTGGGCCAACAAGGAGAAGTGGTAATACATGAGCTACGAAACCAAGGTTAAGGAAGCCATAGGGTACTGTCTAAAGCAAAACAATCTCAAGGGCAACGCAAGCGAGAAAGTTGTTGTTATGTACTCAGGTGGTATGGACAGCGTAAGTTTACTTTGGAACTTGTTAGAACACACGGAGCATGATGTACACGTACACTCAATACATTTACACAACAAAGAAGGACGTTACAAAGCTGAAGCACAGGCAATCCTAAACAGCATACAGTACATGAAGGACAACCAAAGACCCTTTGAGTTTTCTTCGTCGGTGTACTCGTACATGGCTAAGGGTTGCGGAGGGCGGGATATGGCTTTGTATCTTTTCCAAGCGTCGCGTGTAGCAACCGGAGAAGGCCGTTCATCGGCAGCAGTCTATACTGGTGACTACAACATGAGCAAAGTAGAATCAGCAGAAGCCTACGGTATTCTGTCAGCGATGTCTACTGGTCGCCGCTTTAGACCCGTATGGGCTACGCCGTTTGATAACATGACTAAGACACCTGTTGAGCGCAGTAAGGGTATCTACATGAGTATGCCTGAACCTCTTAGGGAAATGTACTGGTCATGTCGTAAACCTACTGAGGTTGGTGAAGGTTTTCTAACCTGCGGTGAGTGTCACGCTTGTAAAAGACAAGCACACATGCACGAAAGCTTAAAAACTTAGGAGGCTACTATGCCAATGGTAAACGGAAAGAAGTACGCATACACAGAAGCAGGCAAAGCTAAGGCTAAGAAAGCCGCAGCCAAAAAAAGAAAGACTGGTAAAAATACCAAAAAGGCTTGACATTTGAGTAAAAGTGTGGTATAATATATAGTATATAGTAACTAATGAGACAACCAAAGGGCCTCTATGAAACCTGAATTAGAAACATATTATAATAATTACTTCGACATCTTTAACACAGAAGGTTGGAAACAACTCTTAGAAGATTTTAAAAGTAATGCAAATATAATAAACTCAGTTGAAGCAACAAAAGATGTAGATGATATGTTTTTCCGCAAAGGACAACTTAACGTATTAGCACATCTAATTAACTTTGAAGCTATTACAACTAACAGCTTTGAAGACTTACAGAACAATCCAGAAGATGATTAAAGTATACGATTTTAAGTGTACCAATGGTCACTACTTTGAAGAATTTGTAGAAGAAGGCGCTACAACCAGTAGGTGCGGTTGCGGTGCTAACGCTACAAGGGTCGTTTCAGCAACGCCATGCGTACTTGAAGGTGCATCTGGGGACTTTCCCGGACGGCACATGAAGTGGGTACGAGAACATGAACAGGCTGGACGTAAATAAACTCCACAAC